TGTAAACTTTGTACCCTGTATCACGTTCGTAATCATTCGATTTTTTGTCTGCATCCCAATTGCCTTTAGCATAATAAACAAGCTCGCCCGTATACATCAAAATTAATTCACTCATTCGCCTACGTCTTAAACCGTTAGCAGTTTTGTACGAGCTAGTTTTGCGGTCGTAATATTTAGACACTTTCATCATAAAATCTACAACGTCTTTTTTATAGAAGTCCCACGGCTCGTCCTTTGGTATTGGTGCTTTGATATAACTTGCAAATGTGTAGGTACTACGCCCCCTATTAAATTTAAAACTACCAGTATTATACGCAAAGCTTACCAGCCCATCAAACATATCTTGAGTCAATCCGATGCCTTTAAACTCCTTAAGTACCACAGCTTCATAAATGATAACCGTATTTAGAAGCAATTTAGTCGCACGTTCCTCAGAAATAGGATCATCTGTTGGTGTTACCTTACGCCCGTCTTCGTACTTAGTCGAGCCGTACCCTATGGTATCCACCCCAGCAACACATTTGTAAGGACTTGCTTTGAAGCTCTCAAAGTGCTTAATTAAATCTAATCCCTTATTACTTATTTTCATCTTTATCCCCCTTTTTAAAGTTAATAATGTTTTGTGCTGTGATTATCCCTAAACACATAAAAGCACCTATAACGTCCGTTATAAGAAATTCTAAACCTACACCTTTAGCGTGAAAATCAACGCTTGTATGTACGTATATGGCTAGAAATATGAGGGTTAACGCTGTTAGTTTCCTTCCAGAAAAACCCTCGTTTTTTGTATCTAACGAATTAAACAATCTAGTTAAAATACCTTTCATTATTTCGCCCTCATTCGTTTAATAAAGTCAGTGATTAACCAGATAGACACACCACCTATCACAGTGCCGACGATATGAATACCTGTAGTAATTATTTCGTTCTCCATTGGTAAAAGGTTTTCAACTCCAACTTTAGTGCCTACTGAGAAACCCAAGTAACTCAATAAGTTTGTGTATGTTTCTATTTTAGTATATGGCATTATTGTACGTTTATTATATGAAAATTACAAGTTTATTACTTATTATCTGTGGTCAATAATCCAATCAGAATCTAGTTCTAAGGTGCAATTTCTTGTGTCCGTTAAATTGGTAACCTCCCAGTATGTAAAGTCGTCCTTAAATAGCTCTTCGTGTGTTGACCCCGTAAAGTACGCAACATCTCTCCCCCCTTGCAAGTTGTTTATTACCCTTATTTGTGAGTGAGCTATCTCCTTGACTCCACCCCTATCAATACATAAATCAATCCTATAATCATCATTTGCCCGACCCTCCAAAATAAAATCCCAGCTTACGGTAAACTCAACGGGGTTGTTCCCTATCAGTCTTAACTGTCCGTTTGCTGGACTATCAAAGTGCTGTAAATCGCTTGCAACTTGCGTGCCTAAAATTGGAACAGGGACGCCAACCGTTGCAATTACCGTCTCTATTTCTGTAGTTATCACACTTTTTGCACCCACAAAGGTGTTCCTAATTCCCTTATTTTGATTCCACTGACAAGACACGTCAGAATAAGATATATTAGGTGTTATATTAGTATCTGAGGGGTCAACAACTCCACCCCTTGCAACTTGCATTTGATTTAATTGCAAAGTACTTGGGTTTGGGAAATTCACGGGTGCAAAATCCACAAACGGCTGCAATGCACCTAAATTTACATTCATGTTTGTTCTAAATCGACCTTGCATAACAAAACCCAAGCCAGCCTTAAAAATCGGCTCTGTTGTAACATCGCTCATGCTAAAACCGTTTATAGTCGTTAAGACATAACCACCCATCCAGGCCCCCGTAAGGGTTAGCGAAGGACTGCCACCATAACGCCCCGTTCCTGATTCTAAGCCTTGGCGGTAACCGTCTATTTCTCCCAAAGACGTACAATTGATATAGTTTATTCTAGCAAATTCAAAGGCATTGAATCCCGAAACATCCACTAAATCATACACTTTAGAATTTACCCCTACGACTGAAATCTCATAATCTTTACCTATGAAGTTACCACTACCCCCAACCTCTGAAACAAACATAGTATAGTTGTCTTCTAAGCTATACAAGCCACTTGTGTCAAAGTTGTATCCTGCTATATTTATCCCCGTGGCAGGGACTTCTATAACAGTCGCCCCCGTGTTTATTTTCCCGTCCAAAAAATATTCTTTTGTGCTATCAACCCCGTTGCCTAAGGTAGCCAAAAAGTTCTCTTGCGTTACAACTATTCTATTTTCTAAAGGTGGAATATATCCCATAATATTACTTTTTTAAATTAGAAACCAACCTACTCCATTACACACTAAATTTTCCGTTTTATTTACAACCGATATTACCAGCGTGGCACTGCCTTCTACAAGGTCGCCACCGTTACCATTAATAGTAACAGTGTTTGCAGTTGCATCCGTTTTCTTAATACTGTACGTTATTCCCAATGATTTACTAGCAGACGGTAAATCTATCACCTTATTTCCGCTCGTACAATCAATAAAAACCCTTTCCGTTGCCGTTGGTGCGTATGGGGTTGCTGGAGTAGTTACTACATTAGGGTATTTACTATTGTTCCCTTTCAGGTCGTAATTACCAGACCACGCCAAGCCTTCGGCATCTTCCAATATAATATGAGTATCTGAAATTTCCACATTGCCAGAAGCAGCTTCTATCCCGTTATAATTAGTCGTCAATACTTTTATAATGCAGTCATCTATCACGCTATTACCAAGCACGTTTAAGGCAAATTCGCCACTTGATTGACCTGACATAGTAACGTTAAAAGTTGAACCTTTTATGTTACAATCTGTCAATGGAAGGTTGGCTATGTCTGTAGTTGCATTTATTACAGAATCGGTAATATAAGCAGAACCGCCCCCGTTAATAACACTTAACCCAGCGCTTAACTCTGTACCCCTTATAAGCATACCGCTACAATTGGCAAACATATTTCCAGAGCTAAAATATTCACCAGAGCCAGAAACTACACTGCCAGCCGTTAGCAATTGGAAAGGTGCTAACCCCGTAGCAACCCAAGTGCCTTCTATTTCGCAAAAAACCTGAGAGCTATAACCAAAAGCGTGATTATTGGAGTTTACATCGTGCGCTTTAAAATGCACCATTCCGCCCCCTGTAGCATTCATAAAAGTATTTAACGTTGCATTATGCGTTATTATATGCGGAGTTCCGTAAAAAGATAGTACCCCAGAGGTTGCCGTATACGTGTCACTGCAAAAAATACGAATATTAGATGCCGTATTTGTGTTCTTCCAAAAGATATTAGAACCACCTAAGTCTACTGTAAAATTATTACAATCAATCGTTAATTGATTTATTGAGGTATTATTAAAAACTGAGTCACTAACTATAAGGTTTTTTCCCTTAGCATCTATCAGGATAGTTTTTCCACCTATATCAATTGTACTAGTTGCTCCGAATATAGGATTGTCAGATAAGCATTTTACAACAAAATTATTAGCTGTTGCTGAAGAAATAGCAAGCTGGATAGTAGTAAAAGGTTTGTTTATATCCCCAAAAGCTCCAGCTTCTACGGCATTCTCATCCACGTAAACCACTCCGCTATAAATAAACGAAGCCCCAAAAGGAACATTAACCCAGTCCGAAAGTTCAGTAATAGGGTTTTTATTCACATTATCAGTAAGGGCCTTGTATAAACTATCTGAATATAAAACATAATCCCCCGTTGAATAATTAGCTCCAGCATTCCACGGCTTTTGAATACTGTAGGCCGTGTCTGCATCGCTCTCAGGAATTAAAACCCCGTTTAGTAATTGCGTAAGTGTGTTATTGTGTAACGCACCCGTAATTTCGTTATTACCGTTTGTGGTAATATTCGTATCAATAAGCGTTTTTAAATCTGTCCTATTTGCCATGTCTTTATTTATAAATAATCGTCATTATAATCATCGTTGTAATCCCCAAAGCCTTGTATAATTGGGTCACTTGTGTTAAAAATATACCCTTTCTCTAAATTATTCAACCCTTCAGCGTTTTCTGGCTGTTCGTAATTGACAATTTCGCCACCCTCAAAAAGAGTATCTACCGACTCAATTCCGTTGCCCTCAATGAAATCTAGCAAGGTGTTAAAATCCCCTACTAGTTGCAAAGTTACATCAATTGTACTTTGCCCGTTGCTAACTCTATATTCCATCCCTCACAGCGTTTACATTTATGATTGCAGTATCTAAGTTCAAAGACAAAAGCCCCTCTTTTTGTTGCCCTATAGATATAACGGTGTACAGGTCGGCTTTTAAATTCCTCTGAATAAGTGTGTTAATTTTTGGTATCTCTGAATTGTCAGCACCTACATACTGAATTGCACCCACCCCTATAGCTGGGAACTCTTTTAAAGAGCCTTTACTATAAAGAAGTAAATCCTCAATATGCTGAAGGTCTGCTTCTGCAGTTAACGGGCTGGAAAGTTCAATATCCCCATTCCCTATAACTATATCATTATCCTTAATCCTGAAATCAACTACCTCCATGCGTTATATTTTTATTTTCTATATCTGAATAAGTCGGTAATACTATTGTATTTACAGCAGAAACCAAACCAGCCTTAAAGCTTGCCCCCCCATCCGTAGGTACTACGGGGCTTGCATTTATGGCCTGTATGATTATATTTAAAGCCGTGTTTACTTTGTTTAGCTCACCTACTAAGTCGTAAATCTTGATTAATCCCCCAAAATCGCCCCCCATCATTACCATTTTTTCGGGTACTGAATGTTGACTAACAAAGGCACTACCTGACTCTTTTTCTATCTCAGAGACCAGCACTAAGCTACCAACTGAAGGGATAATATACGTGCTACCCTCAGAGTCAACCGAAAGCCTCACATCTAAGTACTCTGCTTCGTCTTCATCCAACGGAACGGCTGTAATAGTCAAGGTATCCAGATCCACACTTTCAACCGTGCAAATCTCAGTACTAGGAATAATTGGGGTTATTAAATCCCTAAAGGCCTGTAAGTTTAGTTTTTCGCTCATATCTTTAAATCAATATAAACTTTTTGACGTAAACCACCACTAACAGACATACTTTTTTCTACTTTTTTCACTAAATACCGCCCATCCCTTTCTGGGAATTTAACGCTTTTCAACTCAACAATATCCCCGTGCTTAACATCAGGTAGCCCAAATATTGTGATATATCCCGTATACCCATCAAATCGAATTAATTCAAGCTCTGTATCGGCAAAGTTTTGCAATTCCGTTTCACCTAGATTGTACGCCTGTCTTGATACCACCTTGCCCCCTTCAACCCCAGCCGTTGCCGTTCTTTTCTTTTGCTTGCCGTTGGCATCGGTATAATAGCTAGTCGCTTTTATTTGTACTCTTATATCCTCTCCTCTTTTAAAATCAAGGTTAGCTCCTGCATTCACCGTATTGTTTTTATCCCCATCCAGCCAAAAAAGAAAGGTGTTTTGGTCAATATTAGGGTATCTCAATCCAGCGTAAAGCGTGCCGTTTCTAAAATAAGAATAGGCTTTGTACTTCTTTTTGAGATTATTCAATATAGCCAATCCATCGGCATTTGTATAACGCTGATTACCCATGTCGTTAAACTCAGCAGTTATAACAAACGGGATTTTAAAGCCGTGTTTTTCTTCTACCTTATCAACTATCAATTGAATGATTTGCGTTAACGCAACAGCCCCCGTAAGGCTTTTTTTAATGTTTATTTGCTTCAGATACCAGCCCAAATCTTGTATTTTTATATTCATCGGACTATCTATAACAATATCCGAAATAAAGCCAGTAAACACATCGGCAAGCCCTTGATTATATCCAGCTTTTATACTTAAAGGAGTACCACGCTTAAATACTTCGCTTATTTCTTTGCCCTGTAAATCTACGTCTCTAGGTACTTCTACCGTTCCCGTATCGCTTACGGTATCCCATGTGCTAACAGTCGAATAGCTAACAATACCTTTAAACTGATAGCCTCCTATTTGCGTGTCATGCTTAAAGATTAGCATTTATAACCTCCTCTTCATAGCTTACATTTGAAATTAATTTCACACTAAAATCTTGTTTACTAAACGAGCCGATTTGCTCCTTCCAACTAAAATCATTTACCACCACCTCAGTAATCCCCAAACGTTGCAAAAAGTTATTATAGCAATTAAGAGCCACAGAGCTTTTAAACATCTCATTCATTTGCCTGACTTGCTCCTCTGGGTAAACGTCCCTAATACCGCTTAATATAGTACCACTTAGGGTAATTGTATAATCCCCATCACTCATGTATTCCTTAATTGTTCCATTCCTTCCAGCCAGAGGGGTTTTTACTATATTTTTACTCTGAGAAACAGAAGCGACATACAAGTAAGTTTGTACGCTCCCCCCTTCTGGTATCTCAAGTGTTAAGGTATCAAAAACGGGGGTACCTAATTCGGAAACCAAAACAACGGGGTCACGTGTTAAGTCCGCTTTGAGAACACCATCAAAAGGGTTACTATTGCTAGTACCCTTTTGTGGCCTGTTAAGTGCATATTTCCAAATCCCTTTTTGAACAAGGTTGATCCCTGCCTCTATAGCTTTTTGCTGTATAGCTCTTTTTAAATCTAGTTTTGGCATATCTTAAAAATTAGTAGCTTCTAATAATCCCGTGTTTACGACTGCGAGAATGTCCCCCTTTGCTTCAGCTACGGAACTATGTACTGTAATTTCTGCTAAGTTTTCAATATTTATTGTAGTATTTCCCCCTCTTTTGCTTTCTACCTTGTTTTCTGAGGCATCCCCAGCAACCTTTGTTTTGTCCTTATTTAAGTCCGTAGCGGTTAGGTCTTTTGCTAGGCCGTTGCTCCCTCCGCTTAAAGGGTCGTTCGACATAGCACCCTTGATCATATCAAAGGGGCTAGTTCCTTTCCCTGCCATTGTTTGACCTTTGAAAGAGAACAAGTCACCTACAGAAGAACCAAACTCCCCAAATGCCTTACCGGTACTTTCCGCAAAGAATTCGCCATAACTGTCTTTTGCATCACCAAGGTTTTTGAACATACCGTCAAAATCCCCAGTAGATAGACTGACTAGAGCCTTTCCTACTGACATAATGCTATCAGCTAATAGATTGAAATTAGTAGCCATTAGCACCAAATTCCTAATGATAGCAACAATTAAGCCCCCAATGATTAAGAAAGGGCCGATTATAACTCTTAAAGCAATTCCTATACCTGTGATAGCAAGCTGAAACATATCTAAGCCAGCCATTCCATCCCCACCAAAAAGGCCGAATAATTCAGAGATAGTATCAATTATTGGAGTCATAACATTACCCCATGCCTCAAACGCCCCAATAATAGGAGAAAAATCAATTAACGGAATAAGATCCACAACCTTAATACCCCAATCTAAAAAGCCTTTTAAAGCGTCCTGATTGCCTGCTCCTATCGTTGCTAGTAATGTATCCCACTTGCCCATTAGGGTGGATATTTTACCCGTCACGGTTCTACTCTGGTCTTCCATAGCATCACCCCACTTTACAACAACGCCTTTACTAGTTGTAAATCCCGTATTCATACGCTCTAAGGCCTTAAGCATATCGTCACTTGATACCTTACCTTTCGCACCTAAGCCTCGAACCTCTTCAGCCGCTACCCCCATCACAGAACCCAAAGCCTCCGTAATTGGCACCCCCCTTTCAAGGAATTGATTGAAAGCATCCCCTTGCACTAATCCTGTAGATAGCACTTTATTAACTGTTGAGCCTAATTCGGTAAAATTAGCACCTGAAGCACTTGCAACATTACCAACATTCTTCA